TATATTGAGTATGTGAGTGGGTTGAAGCCGCCGCCGCATTTGAAGTTGATCTGTGACAAGCTGGACGAGGTTGCTGACGGGAAGATCAAGCGCCTGATGATTTCGATGCCGCCGGGTCATGGGAAATCGTTTGCGGCGTCGCATTACTTTCCGGCGTATTACTTGTCGAAGAACCCGACGAAGAACGTGATTTTTGCGACGCACAAGCAGGAGCTGTCGGATTCGTTTGGTTTGAAGGTGCGTAACGTCATCAAGGGCGACGAACACCGTCGATTGTTCCCGGATGTGGGGATTAGTGCGGACAAGACGGCGGCGGGCGAGTGGATGACGACGCAGGCGGGTGGTTATCACGCGACGGCGGTTGGTGCGAACGTGACGGGTCGCCGTGGGGATATATTGATTGGGGACGATTTGCTGTCGGGTATTCAGGCGGCTGAGTCGGACAGTGAGCGGAATAAGTTATGGGCATGGTACGGGGCGGATTTTTTCACGCGCCGTAAGAACAAGGACACGCCGATCATCCTGATTGGGACGCGCTGGCATTTGGGCGATCACATGGGTCGTTTGGATCAGGGCGAGAGGGATGGTGAGGGTGAGAAGTGGGAGCGGGTGATTTTGCCCGCGCTGGCGGTGGATAATGACATTCTGGGGCGAGAGCCCGGGGATGCGCTGTGGCCGGAGCAGTTCCCGAAAGAGGAACTCGAGAAGATCCGCCGCCAGCCTTCCACGACGAGCCGTATCTGGTCGTCGTTGTATCAGCAGAATCCAGTTGTGGATGATGGTGGTATCATCGATCAGACGTGGTTTAAGTGGTGGAGATCCCCTGAGCCGCCGGAGGTGAAGTACGTTATTCAGGCGTGGGATACGGCGCTGACGGCGAACAAGACATCGGCATATAGCGCCAGCACGACGTGGGGCGTGTTTGACGATGACAATGGCATTCCGAACCTGATATTGCTGTCGGTGTGGCGAGATCGCGCTGAGTGGCCGGTTTTGCGGCGCATGGTGCAGCGCATGGCGACGGATTACCGGGACGACACGTATCGCACGCCGATCAAGCCATCGAAGAATCGGCAGCCGGATACGGTGCTGGTGGAGGCCAAGGCGAACGGCCAGATGCTGATACAGGACTTGGGTCGTGCGGGAATCATTGCAACGCCGTTTAATCCTGATAAGTTTGGTGATAAGATTGCGCGTGTTCGTTTGGTGACGGACTTGATTGAAAATGGTAGGGTGTGGCTGCCGGCGATGAAACCGGCGTTTGATCAGTTGAGGCCGTGGGCGCGAGACTTTATGGAACAGTGCGTGCAGTTTCCGGCGGCTGATTCGAGGGACTGGGTTGATACGATGACGATGGCGTTTTTGCGTGTCAAACAGTCTGGATGGGTGCATAATACGGAAAATCCGTATGAAGAGGTTTATGATACGCCGCTTGAACGCGCTGCGTTTTATTGATAGGAAGCATAATGGCCCGTAAACCGACGACGCTCGAAGACACGCTCCGCCCCCAGTTTGAGGGGATTGGTGGCGTTGATGTTGCTATGCCTGAGGGCGATGCAGAATACGAAATTGAAATGGGCGGACCAGAGATGGTCGATGGCGCTGAGATCACCGAATTGGATGATGGTGGCGTTGAGGTTGATTTCGAGCCTGAAGAAGACATTGAGGAAGAGGCCAAGCACGATTCTAATTTGGCCCTATACATGGACGACATGGACCTGAATGGGCTGGGCGAGATGTTGCTCGGCGGCGTTGAGGAAGACAGGCAGAGCCGCGCTGAGTGGGAAACCACGATGTCTGAGGGCATCAAGTTGATGGGGCTCAAGATTGAGGATCGCACCACGCCGTTCAAAGGGGCTTGCGGCGTATTTGATCCTCTCTTGGCAGAAGCCGTGGTACGTTGGCAGGCTGTGGCCTGTGGGGAGTTACTGCCTGCCAGCGGCCCGGTGAAGACGCAGATCATTGGCGTTGCGAATGAGCAGATTGAGGCGCAGGCGTCACGGGTTCAGCAGTTCATGAACCTGTACCTGACGGAACTGGCTCCCGAATTCTACGAAGAGTTCGATCAGATGCTGTTCTGGCTGGCGCTGGTGGGTTCGACGTTCAAGAAGGTATATCAGGATCGGCTGCTGGGACGCCCGGTGAGCCGATTTGTTTTGCCGGATAACTTCATCGTTGCGTATGGCACGACGGATTTGGAAACGTCGCCGCGTTTCTGCCACATTACGCCGATGACGCGCCGGAATTTCCGTTTGGCGCAGCTGGCGGGCGTGTATCGCGACATTAAAGTCGGTGATCCGCAGCCGGACGACACCGATCAGACACCGATCCGCGCACAGGTTGATGGCGTTCAGGGTGTTGAGCCGGGCGCTGAAGGCACGGAAGAGTACAGAATCTACGAAGTTTATGCCGATCTAAACCTCGAAGGCTTTGAAAACGAGGATGGCATTCCTCTGCCGTATATCGTGACGATTGAAGAGGGCAGCCGCAAGGTTCTGTCGATCTATCGGAACTATGAAGAGAATGACCCGACGTATCAGCGTCAGGACAGCTTCGTTCACTATAAGCTGATGCCCGGCGTTGGCTTCTACGGTCTGGGCTATGCGCACTTGCTGGGCAATTCGGCGAAGACGGCGACATCGATCCGCCGCCAGCTGATTGACGCGGCGACGCTGAATAACTTCCCGGGTGGTTTGCGCGTCAAGGGTATGCGTCTGGACGACAATAACATTGGGATTGGCCCGACGGAGTTCCGTGAAATCGATACGGGCGGCCTGCCGATTCAGAACGCGATCATGACGATGCCCTATAAGGAGCCATCGCAGGTTTCTCTGGCGTTGCTGAAGGAGACCTATGAAAGTGCGCGAAATCTTGCGAACACGGCGGAGATTGCCGTGGGTGAAGGCCGACAGGATGCTCCAGTCGGAACGACTGTTGCTCTTATGGAAGCGGCGACTCGTCTGCAATCAGCCACGCTCAAGAGGGCTCACAAAGCGTTTAGTCGCGAACTGAAGCTGATTGCTAACCTGTTTGGTAAATATCTGCCGGATGAGCCGTATCCGTTCCCGGTTCGCGGCGGCATGTCGGCGATCATGCGCGAAGACTTCTCGGATAACGTCGATGTTATTCCGGTGAGTGATCCTAACATTTCGTCGTCGGCCCAGCGCATGATGCGTGCGGAAGCCCTGTTGCGGTTTGCGACACAGCAGCCTGACCAGCACAATCTGCGCGAAGCCTATCGTCAGATGTATGTCGAGATGGGCATTCCTGATGAGAAGATTGAATTGCTCCTGATGCCTGAGCAGCAGAAGCCACGGCCTCTGGATCCGCTGTCTGAGAACCAGAACGCGCTGACAGGCAAGCCTCTGGTCGCTGGTTTGTATCAGGATCACGATGCGCACATCGCTGCACACGCGCCGATTGCTGAAGAGAACCCGCCATTGCAGGCGCACATCAATGAGCATTTGGCTCTGAAGATGCGCGTGCAAGTCGAGCAGATCATCGGCCAGCCGCTGCCGCCTCCGGGCCAGCCGTTGCCGCCGGAAATTGAAAACCAGCTTGCTATCATGGTGGCACAGGCCATGCAGCAGTTGGCACCTTCCTATAAGTCACAGCCTCCGGGGCCGGATCCTATGCTTCAGGTGGAGCAGATAAAGGTTCAGCAACGCGATGCTGACAGCAAACTTGACGCTCAAGTCGAAATGGCAAAAGCGCAAATCGAAGCCCGGAATGACGCGGAGGACCGGGCGTCAAGAGAACGGATTGCGGTCATGAAGATTCAATCCGAGGCCCTGCGAAATACTGGAGGTTTTCAATGAAGATGACTGATTTGCGGGCCAAAGCCCGCGCAATTTTTGGTTCGGCAATTGCCGAGCCTATGCCCAATCAACCGAATGGTGCCAAGGCCCTTCAGCAGCGTGCGAACGCTCGTCCGATCCCAACCTATAAAGTTGGCGGCGTTGTGAAGAAGCAGAACGGTGGCGCTATGCCCCCGCGCACCAGCGGCGGTTCGCCTGAGGCGGATGACGTTTTGATCACGACGCCTCGCGGCCGCCAGATTGACGCAGAGATGCGCCGTCGTGAGCGTGAGCGTGCAGCTGCCAAGGCGAAGGCTGAAGCTGAAAAGCGCGCCCGCATGGATCGCGTGCTGGGCATTCCGGCTCAGAAGAGCGGCGGTAAGGCTGGCATGAAAAAAGGCGGCAAGCCGAAAGATGGCCTCGCTGTCATGATTGCCATTGGCAAGGCAAAGCCGGTCAAGGAAAAGGCCACCGGCGAAATGTATTCGTCGAAGAAGGCTATGGCTAAGCACGAAGCTGCCGAGTCTGCTGGCATGGAGCGCATGGAGCGCATGAAGAAATCGCGCAAGAGCATGATGGACGGTGGAGACATCCCCATTGATATGCAGGCGTCTAAGCTCAACCCGCAGCCTTCAAAGATGGCTGTCGGTGGTGCTGGAAAGACTCGCAAGGGTCAGGCTCCGATTAAGAAAGCTCAAGGCGGCAAAGCATCTGATCGCGGTGTTCCTGTGGCACTTCAGAAGAAGGCGGGGGTGGTGCCGACGCCCGTTATGCCGACGCCCGAGATGCCATCACCAACACCAATCGTGTATAATGCGCCCGTCAAGAAAGCTCAGGGCGGTGCTGGCAAAGTTCGCAAGGGTATGATGAAAGGCTGATAGTCATGGCTAGACGTGAATACGGAACAGACCCATACGGCATCATTGCAAAGGGCGATCCTAGCTACGATGCCGGTTCTGGCTTTAGCGTTGGTCGTGTTGGCATTCCCGTGCAAGACCTTTCGAGCCCCGGCCGCACCGTTGGAACTGGGGTTGGTATTAGATTTGGAACCTCCTTTGGCGGCGACGGTGGAGGAGGCGGTGGAACAAGCAGCGTTTCTGACAAGCTCCTTGCCAAAACCGCCGTCAAGAAAAACGCCAAGGGCGGCCCTGCCAAGAAGTCTGGTTGCGAAGTCAAATCCTATGGCGACATGATCAAGAAGGCTGCCGGCGGTAAGGTGCAAACCTCTGCTGATACCGCCCGCAAGCTGGCCGCTGAAATGGGTGGCATGGCTGTCGGCGGAAAGCCTGTGAAGAAAGCCAAGGGTGGGGCTGGAAAAGTCCGCAAGGGCATGATGTCCCCATCCGGCAAGATGCTCCAGCCTGTAAAGCCCAAGTCAGGGCTGGGATCGTCTTACTAATGCCAAGTCGGTCGAAGCGGCAGTTCAGATTGATGGCCGCCGCTTCGGCCAACCCGGCCTTTGCAAAGAAGGTCGGCATACCGACGAAAGTCGCAAAAGAATTCCACGCGAAAGATCGCGGGCAATCATATAAAAACTTACCGGAGACAAAGAATGAGCGCAGAGGAACTAAGCCGCAGAGCGGTTGAGCGTATCAGTGAGCTGCGAGATCGCGCTACAGAATACTCCCTAAATGCACGTTTTAGGCCGTCGAGCTATGGTGAACACCATATCCCAGCATCGTCGGCAGAAGAGATTGCCCTTCAGGTTCTGGAGGGGAATGCGTTGGTGCGTGGCTATACGGCTGCAATTCAGGTCATCACCGACGAGTACAAGCGTATGATGCAGCCTGACGATGAAAAAGTACCGGAGCAAAAACGAGGGAGTCATTACTGATGAGTATGAGCAATATTGAACCGCACGAGGAGCAGCTTGCAAAGCAGCTTATTGATGAGCAGTTCATCGATATTACCGGCCAGCCGTTCGATATGCGGCCGGCTGGGTATTTGGTGGCTGTTAAAATTTACATCCGCCCTGAAGAGCTGAAGACGATCACGCAGGACGACGGCACGGAAGTGACGCTTTATCTGCCTGACACGGTGCGTGCTGAAGACAAGTATTCTTCGGTTTCCGCGCTGGTGTGCGCTGTCGGCCCTGAAGCATATCAGGGTGAGAAGTTTGAGCGTTCTGGTCCGTGGTGCAAGGTCGGAGACTGGATTCTGATCCCGCGCTACGAATCGACGATGGTTTCCTATCGCGGCGTTGCGATGGCTCTTCTGCCTGATGATCGCGTTATGGCGGTTATCACTGGGCCTGAAGATGTCATGTCCGGCAAATCCGCTGGTGATTTTTAAGGAGTAGAGCATGTCAGAAGAAACAGAAGTTCCAGAACTTCCCTTTACGGAAGAAGGGCCGACTGAGGACATAGACATTGAGATCACTGAAGATGATCTTGGTGAGAGCCTAGCGGATTATCAGGAAGAAGAATCTGAGGAAGAGCCTGAGGAGGAAGAATCCGAAGAGGAAGAGCTTGAGGAAGAAGAGCCTGAGGAAGAAGAGCCTGAAGAAGAGGCTCCGAAACGCAAGCGTTCGCCTGACAAACGCATAGCTGAGTTGGCCCGCAAGGCCGCTGAAGCTGAGCGTCGTGCGCAGGAGGCTGAAGCGCGGCTGGAGAATGAGGCTCAGATGCGTCAGCAATCTGACCTTGCGATGATGACGCATTACAAGAATAACCTCATCAACGAAGCTAGCACGGTCAAGCAGCAGCTTGTCGAAGCCCATACTATGGGTGACAGTGAGCGTATCATTGAGCTGCAGAGCGTTTATTACAAACTGCAGAACGACCTGACCGGCGTTGAAAATTGGGAAGCCCAGCAAAAGGTATCGACTCCCAAGGTGCAGCAGGAAGCCCAGCCGAAAGCGCAGCCTCAGACTACGCTTGAGCCTCGCACGGCTACTTGGATTCAGAAGAATGAGTGGTTCCAGCCACAGTCTCCTGAATTTGATCCTGAGATGCACGAAGAGGCAACTCTTTATGCACGTCGCATCGAGCGCCGGTATCGCTCCGAAGGGCGTGACGATGAAATCGGTGGAGTTGATTACTTCACGGAAATCGACCGTCACATGCGCAAGGAGTATCCTGACGCATTTTCGAGTGTTTCAACTCCAAGCAAGAGAACGCCGCCAATGGCCCGTGATTCTAATGTTGCCCCTGTCCAGCGCAGCGCGCCGAATCAGCAAGGCAAAACCACCAAGTCTATCCGCCTTTCGGCTGATCAGCGCCGCATGGCGCACCAGCTGGCCCAGTCGGGTGCAATTCGCAATGCTAAGGGCGGCCGCATGACCGACCTTGAGGCTGAAAAATACTACGCAGTTCACATGATGAAGCAGAATAAAGGATCTTAATAATGGCACGAGCATCAAGAATCTCGCAGAGCCGAGCGGCAGAATCACGCGAGTCGGGGATGCGCAAGCGCCCTGAAACCCACTTCCAATCCAAACTGTATGTTCCCAAGGACAAAATCCCGCCGAACATGACCTATGCTTGGGTTCGCGAATCCACTCTCAACGAGCCTGATCCCGACAACATGACGGATCGCATGATCAAGGGCTGGGCTCCAGTTCCGGCGTCGCGTCACCCTGAAATGGTTCCTCCGCCCCTTCCCGGCTATGAAGGCATTGAAGTTCAGGTTGTCCGTCGTGGCGGCCTGATCCTCTGCGAATGCCCGACACGGGATGTTAATGAGCGTAACGAAGAGCGCGATTTGGAAAACATTGAAACCCTGCAGGACGTGGCATGGACTGGTCAGAATGATCCGAACCTGCCGCGTTTTGAGGACAAGGATAGCGGTGTATCGTTCGAGCGAGTCACATCGTTTAAGGACTAAACTCCGGTCCACAGCGCGTGTTTTAACGCTGTGGCAACTGCCTCCGCCCGGGAAACTGGGCGGGGGCTTTTTACATTGTTGACGCGGGGTATGAATTGAGTTAACAATCATGTCCTCGACGCAGGTCACGTATCCTGCACCTCGATAGTGGTCACGTATCCACTCCTTCGGCGGGTAGCCGTTTCGATGTCGCGTCACGTATCGCGTCACCTTGCAGGCAGGTTAAAGCCGAATCATTCACTTTAGCATGGAGAAACCGTATGTCTTACGGAACGAATGCGCCAAATGGTTTTCAGCCTGTCAAGAAACTTGACGGCTCTGCTTGGACTGGCGCGACAAATCCTTATCAGATTGTTACCACCTACGCGACTGCTCTTTTCCGTGGCGACCCTGTCACGATTGGCTCGTCGGGTTATCTCGAAGTTGGCGTTGCTGGCGCTTCTTGCGTTGGCGTGTTCTGGGGTGTGAAGTACACCGACAGCACGGGCGTCGTGAAGTTCATGAACTACTGGCCGGGCAATCCGGGCGTTCTCACCGGTTCGACCGTTGAAGCTCTCGTGATCGACGATCCCAACACGGTGTTCTCGATTCAGGAAACCAACAACCTCGGCGCTGCAGGCACTCCGCTTGCTCTCGCTGACCGTGGCCTGAACATTAACTTCCTGTACACCGCTGGCTCGACCTCGACGGGTAGCTCGGCTGTTTCCATCGATAACACGACGGAAAATACGACCAACACGTTGAACTGCAAAATCCTTCAGCTTGATCCGACTCCGGGTAACGCTGTTGGCTCTTTTGCTAACTGGCTCGTGACGATCAACAACCACCTCTATCGTGGCGGCATCACCGGCGTTTGATCGGCATAGCAGGGAGATTTAAGAAATGGCTATTAATACAACCGCAATTCGCGACTTGCTCCGTCCGGGCTTGGCCGCTGTTTTCGGCGACTACCCAATGTATCCGGGTCAGTGGTCGGAAATCTTCGAAAAGCACACGTCCGATAAGGCCGTTGAAATCGAAGTCGAAGTCAAGCTGCTCGGCTTGGCTCAGATCAAGGCAGAAGGTGCCTCGACCGCTTACGGCGAAATGGGCCAGCGCTATGTGACGAACTACGTGAATCGTTACACCAGCATTGGTTTTATCATCACCCGTCAGGCGATCAAGGACAACCTGTACCAGTCGTCGTTCCCGCTGCAGGCGAAGGCTCTTCGTCAGTCGATGGAACAAACCAAGGAAGTGCTTGGCGCATCTGTGCTGAACAACGGCTTCTCGGCCAACTTCCCCATCGGTGACGGCCAGCCGCTGTTCTCGACTCAGCACCCGATTGAAAACGGTGTTGTCGCGAACACGTTCACGGTGCAGGCTGACTTGAACGAAACGTCGCTTCAGGATGCCATCGTTGGCGTTCAGCGCTTCCGTGATGCTGCGGGCCTCCGCATCATGACGAAGCCGACGAAGCTGATCGTTCCGGCCGAACTGCAGTGGACGGCGACCCGCCTGCTCCAGTCGCAGTTCCGCGTCGATACGGCGAACAACGATATTAACGCGATTTACAACAACTCGGCGGTTCCGCAGGGTCATCGCGTTAACATGTTCCTCACGGACACGAACTCGTGGTTCCTGCTCACCGACGCTCCGAACGGCTTCAAGCACTACGAGCGTGAAGCTCTCGAAACCGATGTCTACACGGACTTCGACACCGACAACCTCAAGGCGAAAGCCATTGAGCGTTATTCCTTCGGTTGCTCGAACTTCCGCGCTGGCTGGGGTTCTCAGGGCGCTTCCTAATCGGACTCAGGGGGTGGCATCCGTCACCCCCTAACTATGGAGAAAATTCATGACTCACTTCTCTGATGGTGTCCGGGCAGGTAGAAACTTCGCCAACAACGGCACGGCTTCGCTGCCGGGCGTCTACATGTCGCCAATCAATGTCTATGACATTGTTCCGGTTGCATTGTCGGCAACCGCTGTCGCCGCTGCTCAGGCGGTTGCTGCCGCCGGTAACTTGACCATTAACGGTGCTTCGGCAGCATCTGGCGTTGCTACGCTTGATGTTCCCCGGGCTGTTTCAATTGTTTCATCGGGTGCTGGCGATACATCGCAAGTTGCAACCGTTTATGGAACGGACACATATGGTATTTCGATGTCGGAAGCCATTACGTTCAACGGAACAACCACTGTAAATGGCAAGAAGGCGTTCAAGACTATCACGCGCGTTGCAATTTCTGCTGCTCTTGCGGGCAATGCCAGCGTCGGCTCAACCGACATCTTTGGACTGCCCTATCGAGCAAACAGCCGCAACTATGTGCAGACTGCTTGGAACGCTGCATTTGTCACGACTGGCACGTTTACGGCCGCTGTGGCAACTGATCCGGCGACGACGACAACTGGCGACGTTCGTGGAACCTATGCGGTTCCTGACGCGGCCAACGGCACGAAGCGCCTGACCCTTTGGGTTAACATCTTTGATGATGACACCCAGACGGGCCTTTACGGCGTTACACAAGCCTAATGATTGGGGCGGCCTTCGGGTCGCCCCAGTTTCATGGAGATCGTGATGCGGTCTAAGAAGGACTTTCAGTTCAAAGCTAAGCATAAGAACCCGAATGGCGGCCTCAATGAAGCTGGCCGGAAGGCGTACAATGCAGCCACTGGATCACACCTTAAACGCCCGCAGCCCGAAGGCGGCTCTCGTCGTGATAGCTTCTGCGCCCGCATGAAGGGCATGAAAAAGAAGCTGACATCGGCTAAGACCGCAAATGATCCGAATAGCCGGATCAACAAATCACTCAGAGCGTGGGATTGCTGACATGAAAGTATGGAACAGATCTCGTCCTGAATCGCTTGGTAAACCAAAGCCGCTGTCCCCTGCCAAAAAAGCATCTGCAAAAGCTGCTGCAAAAAAAGCTGGGCGTCCGTATCCAAATCTCATAGACAATATGCGTGCGGCAGCAAAGAAGAAGGGAAAGTCTTAATATGCGCGGGAAAAAGAACTGGATCGCTGAAGCTGTTAAGAAGCCCGGCGCACTTCGCAAGTCTCTCGGAGCCAAGGCTGGCAAGCCAATCCCAGCTGGTAAGCTCGAAGCTGCTGCTAAAAAGCCCGGCAAGATGGGTCAGCGGGCGCGTCTCGCTATGACCCTCAAGGGCATGAAATAAGGATTAGAGATATGATCACCAGAGCCTATCATAATTTTAAAGGCGAACGTCAGGAAGTAACGCTTTCTGCAGAAGAGTGGGCTGCCATCACTGAAGCAGATCTTGAAAATATCCTTGGCTTTACTGAAGAACCTAAGGTAGATTCTGCTCCTGAAGAAGTGGAAGCTCCTGCCAAAAAAGGGAAAGCGAAATGAGGCCGATTGTAGTAACCCTGACTGACGCAACGGCTGGGGCTCTAGCGTCTAACCCGATCATCATGGATTATTTTGGTCAGCCGGAAGTTTCGCTTCAGGTTGTTGTCAGCGGGACTGCAAACTGGACGATCCAACAGACGCTGGATAATCCTAACAATGGCGGAAACCCCACATGGTTTGATCATCCAGACACGAACCTCGTAACGCAGACCGTGAATCGTCAGGGCAACTATGCCTACATTCCAACTGCCGTTCGTCTTCAGCTTAATAGCGGAAACGGATCTGCCACCTTGACCGTCGTTCAAGCTGGGCTGCAATAACAATGGCTGGGCTTACAGGCGGCACTGGCCTCTCCCAGAACACTGGCCTTTATGGCGGCAACAAGGGGTTGTACGGCGGTTCGTCTGGGCTGATTAATAGTGGCAGCTCACCCGCACCGGGTGCGCCTGCGCTTTTGCTGGAAAGTGGGTCATATCTTCTGCTAGAGGATGGCTCTAAGATTTTGTTGGAGTAGTCGATGCCCGATACCAAAATTAGCGCCCTTACTGTCGGCAGCCCCGCATTAGCCACGGACGCAATTCCTATTGCGCGATCTGGTGCCAACTATCAGATTTCTGCTTCCAGCATTGCTAACCTTGCTATGCGCATGACATCGGTGGTAGCATCTGGCACATTGGTCACGCTCACAGTGAATAGCGATCCAGTTACCCTTGTTACTGGATCAGGTGGTCAGATTGTGAAGCTGCCGGATGCTACCACGCTGACGCTCGGCACAACCTATGAGTTTAACAACAACCAGTCCAGCGGCGCGATTACGGTCAATAACAACTCCAACACACTGGTTGTTTCCGTGCCATCCGGCGGATATGCCCAGCTCACTCTACTGACCAACGGCACGGCTGCCGGCACATGGGATCGGCATGACCAAGCCCCTTCAAACGTGTCGTGGTCAACTAACACGTTTGATTATCCGGGGTCCATCACCAGCGCGACATGGAACGGTGTCACCGTCGCAACCAACCGTGGCGGCACGGGCCTTACAGCATTTACGTCTGGCGGCGCAGTATATGCAACATCGACGAGCGCGCTGGCAACAGGCACGCTGCCATCCACCGCCGGTGGCACGGGCCTCACTTCGTTCACTTCCGGTGGCGCGGTTTACGCGACATCGACGAGCGCGCTAACCACTGGTACTCTGCCAGCAACGGCTGGCGGTACGGGCCAAGCCAGCTACGCTGTTGGCGATCTTGTCTACGCTTCTACCACAACGGCTCTCAGCAAGCTGGCGGACGTAGCTACAGGTAATGCGCTCATCTCTGGTGGCGTTGGTGTCGCGCCGTCTTATGGCAAAATCGGTCTTACCACACACGTATCTGGTACT